AATACGGGCTCCTCGCCCAGCTACGACCACGCCCTCGCGGGGATCAACCAGTCGATCGCCTACGAGGACGCGGTCCTCAACGTGCGGCGCGTGCCCAGCACCGACTTTTCGGGCGACCAGATCGACGGGCTGCACGTCGCGGGAGCCCAGGTGATTCGGGACGGCGCAACGGTCGATTTCCGCATCAAGCAATAACGCTTGATCGACTCCTAAGATAGGGGTCCCCGCTATGGCCGACATCTTGACCGACGCGCATTTGAGCCTCCTCAGCGAGGAGGCGCGCTCCCAGGAGGACATCGGGAAGCGCATCGACCTCGCGGAGATCAAGGTCGTCGACCGCTACCGCGAGAGCCGCGAGAACGCTTTGGCCTGGTACTTCGAGGGCGAGCTGGACCCGACCGCGGAGGTGCGTCTCGTTGGCTGGGCGACAGAGTCCGACGGGACGGTCGACGTGCAGGGTCTCGACGACGAGCTTCTCCGCAGGCTGCGACTCGTGATCGCGGAGGTCGTCGAGTGGAGCCTCCAGTACGAGGAGACCGAGATGCTCGACAGCGAGAGCGTCGGGTCCAAAAGCGTCTCCTACGCAGACGCGCCGACGATCCCGACGCGCCTGTTTCGACCCCTACGCCGCTTTGATGAGAGGGAGCCCGTGTCGGGCGTTTGGTAGATGTTGACCTCTGACCGCTTTCACGGAGACGCGATTACAGTCGAGAGGTCGACTGTGTCGCGGGGGCCTAACGGAGCGGAAAAGACAGGCACGGAGACGGTCCTCTCCTGCGACGGCGACGCCCAGGCCCTCGACATTAGCGCGGAGGAGCTGCCCTCGACATTTAACGACGGCGCGCTCCAGTTTTTCGCCGCAGAGCCGACGAGTTCCGTTCGCCCAGGCGACGACGCGACGGTTGAGACGCAGGAGGGGAATACCTACGAGGCGACCGTCGAGAGCGTGGTCCCCGACGACGCCTCGCTCCTCCTCTCCTACGAGCAGACGAGCTAATGGCCGACATCGATCACAACGCGGGCGAGGTGTCGGCCTGGATCGACGCCCAGCGGCGCGACTTCGCAGGGCAAGTCGAGGCGATGCTCGACCGGGCGACGGAGCGGACACACGAGGAGGCGAGAAGCGAGGTCCCGGTCGACACGGGGGCGCTGCGCGACAGCCTCCAGAAACGGGAGCACGAGGTCTTTAGCGGCCTCGACTACGCGCCTCACGTCGCTCTGGGGACGATCTACCAGGACGCGCAGCCCTACCTCTGGGAGCCTGCGAAAGAGATCATAGAGGAGGAGGTCACGCGACTGGAGACCCTATAGACTCGATGCCATGCGCCCCCGGCAAGCCCTACGTTCGGAGCTTTATCGCGTGCTCGACGCGGCTCTGACCGTCGACGTTGTGGTCCAGCGGCAGACGCGAAGCGCGGACGAGGAGCTGGTGATGATCGAGGCCCCCGAGACGCCCTCGCGAGGCGACATCAAGCGGGACACCGGACACGAAATTTCCCAGACGATCCGCGTGCATACGCGATACCCAAAAGGTGCCGCGGACGTGGGGCGGCGCGACGAGCTCGCGGACCAAGTGATCGCCGCGCTCAACAACGCGACGATTGACCCGACGGATCACCGGGTCGTGCATTGGCCGCGGGAGCCGACGAATGAGACGCCCGTCGGCTACGAGGACGGAGGGGATCGCGCATTTGATCTCCTCCTCACCTACGACATTCACACTCAGATCAAAGCAACCATTTAGATATGCCAGCCGACGAAATCAGCGGGATCAATCTTATCGTCGCGCAGGGCGGCACGGCGATCACCGACCAGACCGACGCGACGCTCACCTCGACGCCCGAACTCGCGGAGTCGGTGGTCAAGAACACGAACTTCCCAAACCGCGTGTCGGGCGACCAGGACTGGCAAGTTGAGTTCGAGGGGCAGATTCCCAACGCATCGGACGAGGACGTGCTCACCAATGGGAACGCGGCGCTGAAAGTCAAGGTCGACGCGACCGACGACAACACGGACAACCCGGCGCTCGAAACCGTCCCAGGCCTCCAGAGCCTCGCCCTCACGCTGTCGCAGGAGCTTCAGACCGTGCCCCCTGGAATCAACGAAGCGACAGGCTGGCAGTATTATGTCCCGCTTCGGCAGAGCTGGGAGGTCGACCCAGAGGGGCACTACTACGACCCCGAGGGCGGCAGCGAAGAGAACCGCATCTTTCGGGAGCTGCACGCGAAGCGCGAGGCGGGAGAAAACGTCGACGCAGAGATCGACGTGCTGGGCGTGACGTTCGACGGCACGCTCGCAGCCGACGACATGGAGATCGCCGCGGGGACCGACGATCCCGCGAGCCAATCGCTCCCGTTTATGGGGTCGGGCGAGGTGACGCGGACCTCCAGTTTCGAGTCGACGATCGAGAGTCTCGTCGACCTGTACTTTACGCAGTCGACCGCGACGATCGCCCTCCAATACGAGGAGGGGGGCACGATCGTCTCGTCCTCGACGATCTGGGAGGGCGAGGCGTACCTGTCCGAGTGCGAGATCACGCTGGAGCGGAACAGCTTTCCCACACTTTCCGCGACCCTGCAAGGCTCTGGCCCGCTCTCGCGAGTCGTCAACTAACAGGACCGCTAAGAGCGGACTCGTTCCGCTCGCGTGGGGGAGAGGTCGATCAATCCGCTCTAAACTTACGCCCATATGTCGTACTTTTTCGAGACCCCCTCCGAGCACCCCGACGCGATCGAACTGGAAATCGCAGGCGAGTCGTTCCATTGGCTCCTCAACAAAAGTGCGTTCGAGCAGGGCAAAGAGGAGGGCGTCGACTTCTCCGACTTTCGCGAGCTGGAGGAGGACGACGTGGAGGGCAACCTCGACGCGCTCGCGAGCCTCCTGTACGTGGGGACCCTCCCGTTCGACGCCCCGATCGAGAAAGCTGATTTCGACGCGGTCCTCACGCCGCGCCTCGCCGCGGAGTTGGGGCCGAAAGTCATGGCCCAGTTCGAGGGCCTCACCGACGAGGAGCTTCCCGAAGAGGTCACAGCGGGAAAGTAGACGAGGAGGGCTCTCTGTTCGACCTCGACCTCGTCGAGTGGGAGCGGTACGGCTACCGCGAGGGGCTCTCCAGAGCACAGATCGAGGCGATGTCGCTGCGGGAGTACATCCTCCGCAGGCAGGCGACTCTCCGCGGCACCGTCGAGACGATCCGCATTGAGACGCTCCCGGTCGTCAACGCCCTGTCGGAGGATACCGTCGACGTCGGAGACTTTTTCGCCGGGAGCGCCTCGCGGACAGACCGCGACGAGGAGGCGCTGAAAGCGTTCCGTTACGAGGTGTCCAACCAGACCGATCTCGTCGACGACTGGAGCCTCGTCGATCCGGTAAACGAACAGCCCGAACAGCCCAATGCCGAGTAAAACCTTTTCCGTAGAGTTCGAGACGAGCGGGTTCGCGACCGCGAGCTCGCAGATGTCCAGCGTCTCCTCCGACGCGGAGGACGCGGGGGACTCTATGGACGAGGCGGGTGACAGCGCGCAGGAGGCAGGCGACCAGATGGACGACACAGGCAGCAGCGCCTCCGCGATGGGGAGCAAGATCAGCAACGCGGGCAAGGTGGGAGCCGCAGGGATCGCCGCGATCACGACCGCAGTTACGGGCGCAGTCGCCGGGATCGGAACGCTCGTCACACAGACGGCGCAGTACGCGAGGCAGGTCGACCGGGCGGCTGAACAGTCGGGCGTCTCCGCGGAAAAGATTCAGGAGGTCGCGTTCGCCGCGGAGCAAGTGGCGGGGACCGATTTCGACGCGGTGCGCGACGGGATGAAAGAGCTCGCCCTGCGCTCCCAGGAAGCCGCGATGGGCACGGGGGAGGCCAAAAAAGCGTTCGACCGTTTAGGCATCTCTCAGCAGTTCCTCAAACAGAACTCGACCGCGCAGATATTCAGCCGCGTCCGACAGGAGCTCCAGGGGGCGAGCTCGAAAATGCGGATCATGGCGTCTGAAATGATTTTCGGAGGCGAGGCCGGGGAGAAGCTCGTCGAGGTGCTGGGCCTCTCGAACAAAGAGATGAGCAGTTTCGCGGCTCAGGCGCGCAAAACGGGGAGCGTGCTGTCGTCGAAGCAAGTCGCGGCCCTTGAACGCACGCGGGGCGCGTGGCGAAAGCTCACGAGCCAAGTCACGGGGCTGGGGAGGCAGATCGGGGCGATGTTCGCGCCGCTCGTGACCCAGCGCGTGATCCCGGCGCTCCAGTCGCTCGCCAAAAGCCTCCGGTCGACGGTGCAGTCCCTCGCCAATATGTCCGCGACGACAAAGGGCACGGTCGCCCTCGTGACGGGCCTCGCGACCGCTGAGTCGGCAGGGCTCGCGATCTGGGGGGCGTGGCCTGCGATTATCGCGGGCGTCTCTGCGGCCTTTTCTGGGCTCGCTACAGCCGCGACGACAGCCTGGGCCGCGGTCACCTCGCCCATAACGGGCGTGATCGCCGCGGTCGCAGCCGTGGCGGGCGTGGCGGGCCTCATTTACGACAACTGGAGCGGCCTGTCGAGCTTTTTCTCGACGCTGTTCTCCTCGATTTCTACGACCGCGAGCGCGTTCGGAGACGTGCTGTTTCAGACGTTCGCCCTCGCCTGGAACCGCGTTGAGCGGCTGTTCGCCCAGGCGATCAACGCTCTGATCTCAACGGTGAACGACGGCCTCAATGCCCTGGGCGCGGAGAGCTACACGATCGACACGGAGGTCGGGATTCCCTCCTCCGCGATCGCCTCCAACAAGCAGCGCCTCGCCCAAGCCCAGAGCGACCTCGACAGCGCGATGGGAGGGTTGTCCGATACGGTATCGGGCTCGATGTCGGGCGCGTGGGACGCGGTCAAACAGTCGACGTCCGACGCGGTGGGCTTCGTGCAAAACCAAGTCGCGGACCTGGGAAGCGTGTTCAGCCTCCCC